GCTTGTTTTTGTTATCGTCACGTTGAGCATCCTTCTGAGGGCATTGGTGGGTTTCTCTCCTATAAGCGCGGCAGGTTCCCACACCCGCCGCGCTTACTTATTTTACACCATTAGAACGGAATATCGTCGCCGCCTAGGTCGTTTGCTGGCGCTGGTGCTTTAATGTCGCCAAACGGATCAGCCGCAGTGGCCGGGCCAAAGTCATCCAGCGAGGTGTTTTCGCCGCCTGACATAGTTGTCGCCACGTCGTCAAAGTCATCTAGTGAAGCTCCACCGTAGACTGCGTGCGTGACCTGCACGGTGTCGATTAGGAGGCTGATGCCGCCATTGCCATCTGGGTCAGTTACTGGATACGCAGTCACGCGGATTGAGCCTTTAGAGCCGCCCCAGATTGCAGTGTCAGCTAGTGGCTTCTTGTCGCCGCCGATGACGTTTGGCTTCTTGTTCTCTTCGCCTTGTGCGTTGCAACCATTGCGCTTGGCACGGAACTCAACATTGCCGTTTTCCAGCTTTTTCATGCCGAAAACTTTTGTGAACGGTGACTTGGTTGCGCACGAGTTGTAGTGGTCTTTCAGCTCATTGTGCAACGTGCGTGCGTCGTCTGCACTCATTTCCCAGCCAATGCTGTATGATGCACCCTGCGCACGGGGTGGGCACTCTTCGCTACGCTTTTCGGCAGTGTTGTACTTGTAGGTAGCGTGAAGGCGCGGGTACTTAAACTCGACGTTGCGTACCATTACTGGTTTAAAATCATTAGACATTTTGTCTCTCCTAGAGGTTAAATTCGGCTGCGTCTTGCTGCAACCATCGTGGCAGATCAACGACGTTGATCTCATCGGAGAAGCCTGTCGGGTAAACCCCAGCATCGTTGGCTTCTTTAATTTTGGCAAGGGTCTCATCCACAATGGCGTGACCATAGTCCAAAAATTCTGGTGTCAGCTCTGTCACGTTGATCGCGTATGGAGCTGATTTTTCAACGAAAACGAAGGCAAATCGTTCAGCCTTATAGCCCGCCCATGTCAGCACTTTCATGTAGAAAGCGGCCTGAACGTGGTACGAATAGTCGAGTATCGTCTTAGCCACTGACTTGGGGTCAGCAGACGAATTTGTCGTTTTGATGTCATACAAAACGCCGTTCTCTTCCCAGTATGAGTCTGGGCGCGTCTTGATTGCCAGCCCGGTCTCAGGGTCAGTTGCAAAAAAGCTGGCCTCGTTGATTGTTGTTGGCCCTGCCATGCGCTGCCCGACTGGGTGAAACAGCACGCTGTCAGCAACATTGCGCGCCAAGTCATAGTCGCCAGATGTAAGCAGCGTCTTGCCGTCAATCTGCGCGGCTTCATATGCCTCGGACCATGCTTTGCCACGTCGGGTTTCTGGTCCACGCATAACAAGGTTTTTCTCAGCTTCCAAGCAAAGTGCATGAACTGATGTGCCAAGATCAAATGACACGCTAGATTTGTAGACTTTTGCCTTCCAGTGCGCCAGCGATTTGCTGTGAACCATCTTAACGTCAGACGAGCTGATGGCGTCCATCGCATGGTACTCGGCATTGGATAGCTTGTCGGCGGTTATCATAGTCATTCGACAACCTTCCCAGTCATTACGGCTTCATTTAGATCATCAAAGGTAATATTTACCTCACAATGCCCCCAGCAATATATATCCTCTGAGGTTAAAATTTTACAAACCCTAGCCCCATGACCATTATCAAGCGACACATGGGCTGTTATTTGTGGCTTTCCGTCAACAATTCTGACGCTAAGGGCGAGTGAGTTTAGCGCCTCAATCATGCCAAGGTGCAAAGCGAAATCGCATCCATCATTTAGCAGCTTTACGAAGGAATCTGACGAATCATGCCAGTCTCTGTCTGTGTCCTGCTTAATAAGCGCTGCAACGTCGCACAAATCCTCTTTTCCTGTCAGCTCTACACTGCTCATGCCATTAACTCCCTAACTATGAAACAGAACGTCTCGAAGTCTGTTTCGATTTGACCTTCGCCGCCGTCCATAACGGCAGATAAAGGTATAACGCAGCGGTCTTGCTTGCGGTCATACTTGTAGATCAAGCATGGCAACTTGCCTTCACGCTCGGCTGCGACTTCAACTTGCTGCCACCATGATGGTGAGCCGCCGATTGGGCCGTCTTTGTATCGCTTCAATTCCAATGTGAACGGAAAATACTCATTGTCAGCGATTAGGTCTGCGTGCGCGCCAGCACGATATTGCTCTAGGTCACGCTTGAACTTAATGCCAAGCTCATTGAACAATTGCTGTGCAATGGTGCGCTCATACGCTGCGCCTTTGTTGCGCCCGTTTACCATCAGTCAGCCTGCGGCTGCTGAACTTCAATGCCAGCGTCCGCTGCTTTAGCTATAGATGCTGACCGAACGTAAGCTGCGAACGATAAGCCAGCGCGCTTGGCAGCAATAGAGATTGCCGACTTTTGCGCCATCGTAAAAGATATTGTTTGTTTGTGATCCATGTGGACCTCCTTTGGTTACAGTCACATCAATAAACTAAAAAAATATCGTGACAACCCCAAAAGAGTGCTTGCGCATACTTTTTACATACCGTACAAAGATTGCACGAACAAACAAACCAAAAGGAAATACCATGTATATTGACGTAACAATCTCCAACACACACGAACGCGGTTTTGCATTTGCCATCGCTGATAATGGCGACCAAATGTTTATCCCACCACACGTAGCTGACGGCCATGACCTGCAACGCGGCAGCACTATAACCGCTCAGGCTGCTATCAATCCAAGCGAAGTGCAGCGCACCAACACCAAATGGGTTGCCCTCAATCTTGTATCTGAGCAGCCTGCTGCCATTGAGGTGCAGCCAGTTGCCGAGCCTGAATCTGAAGCTGAAGTTCAGCCGGCCGAGACGTTAAGCATTGAGCAACGTGATGAGCTGGTTCACGGATTTATCTGCGACGGCGCTTATGCAACCACTGCCGAGATTTCACGTTGCACTGGACTGGACCACAAGACTACTGGCAACAGCGCACTGCGCCTGTTCAACTCTGGTTTGATTGCCAAGGCCGATGTTTACAACCGCGTCGGTCAGCAGCGATCAACTGTAACACTATGGGCTGACAGCGCTGCATCATTCTTGGGTGACGACCAATGATTACCGCAGCAGCATGTTTGGCCGCCGCCGTGTACTTTGAGGCACGCAGCGAGCCAGTAGACGCCCAGCTTGCTGTGGCTGAAGTCATCATCAACCGCGCCAACCATCCTGATTTCCCGGCAACAGTCTGTGAAGTTGTCACTGAACACCGCACACCAGTCAGTCGCCCTTGGGCTTGCCAATTTAGCTTCTACTGCGACGGTAAGTCTGATCTGCCACAAGACGCCGCTGCATGGGCTACGGCGCAGCAGGTGGCCTCTCAGGCGCTCTCAGGTGACATTCTGGGCCACGGGGCCGTCTACTACCACACAACGGCTGTGAAGCCTGTCTGGCGGCATGATTTGACCGCTGTGGGCGTCATTGGCTCGCACATCTTTTACACCGACGGCAAGTGCTACCTGCCAACGTGTTCACTGCGCCCACAAGCGCGACCAGCGGAGGGTGTGTGATGACTGAATGTGAACAATGCAATGGCGCTGGCGAGGTGGAAGTTGATTACGCCATGCCGCAAAGTAATAGCCGAGACGTAGGGTCCATAGAAACCCGCATCGAGGAGTGTGACTGGTGCAATGGCACTGGTGAAATTGAGGGGGATGAATAATGGTCAATGTAATTGGAGAATTTAAAAGTGTCAGAGCAAATAATATTCAAGCGGTTGTTGAGGGTGAACGAGATCATGTTGAAGCAATCGACAGCGAAGGACAGGCCGGGCCTGAAGCAGCAACTGGAAGAACAGCGTGCGTTGCTGGATATGCTCGAACCTTACCTAAAGCAGTAACTAAAGCGGAGCTTTTTGAAGAGCGGCTGGGTAACGCAATGCTGAAGGAGGCGCTGCACAACCCTCGCATACCCAACCCTGAAAAATGGTCAAAGGCCCGCAATCTAGCCTTGGCACGACGCGCACAGTTGGCAAGGGAGCGGCGCGAACGGGTTAAGATGTACGTCGAAGAAGGCGAACTAACTGTGACTGAGGTGGCCGAAATTCTCGGCTGCGTGCCAACAACGATCCGCACTGATTTGCAGGTACTCCGCATGAAACTCAAGCCAGCGGTGGTCAAGCCATCCACGTATCAGCTTGAGATACATGAGCGTCGAGACAAACTACAAGACATGGCTCACCTTGGCATAACACGCTCAGAGGCGGCAAGCAGGTTGGGCGTATCGGAAGCAACAATACGGCGTGACCTAATGGTCGCCCGAATCAAATGGAGTGAAGAATAATGAGCGATAGGCGCATACTAATGCTGGAAAACAATCTGAACGAGGCACGCACGCTGATTAGCGTCTTGCAGGGCAAAGTCGCACGCCAGCGCGATGATATAACGAGAATGCGAAATCGCGTAGACACGTTGATGCTAGATAAAAAGGAAATCACAAAAAAACTTAACGAGCTGCGGGAGCTGTCCGATGATTAAGACTTTGACCGATGCGAAAACTGAGTGTGAGCGCTGGTTCGCTTACCTTCAGTCGCAAGAGGACCAATCTAAAAAGTTGCAGAAATTGGCCGCTGATAGGCGGGCTGGCCGCTGCGACGCTCTGGAAGGTGAGCGGCGGCGCAATGCGATACAGGGCAACGGGTTGACCGTTTATGATGGTTCTGACTTGGCCGATGCGGTGCGCGTCCTGTTGAAAAACATTACCCATAATGGGGAGGAATTGAAATGATCTTTCGGTTCTGCGTATTTTTAAAGATATGGCTGGCTATTACGCCGCAACTTTGGCGGGCTGCTTTCAACTCGAATGCTGAGTTGACCAGCACATCAACTGGGTTTTCAATTACGGTAAAGGAGCCGGAAAACAATGACTGATAACAGAAGACATCCAATTAGTGAGCATACGAAAACCATCTGGAGGCTGTCCAACGAGGGTATGCCCCAGCGGGAGATAACCAAACTGCTTGGCCTCAATCGAGGCGTCGTCAGCGGTGCGGTAAATCGCGGGCGAAAATCAGGCCACTGCAATCAAAAGGTGAAGACAAAGGAGACCGTTCGCAACAGCTCTCCGCTGACGTATGGGTACATTGGCCAGATTATAGGGGCATTGTCGATTGAGCAGCTTGAATGGTTGATGTCAGAAGCGGAGAAAGTGGGTTACAAGACGGCAGCGGAATATGTGGCGGAGATTGTGCAGGACGCATACTTTGAAGAGCAACATAAAACGGAGAGCAATCAATGAAATATGGAAGCGTATGCAGCGGAGTTGAAGCAGCCACTGCCGCTTGGCATCCGCTTG